GATGATACCCTCGATTACTTTAGTAAATTAGCAGACGAAGATTAATCCTTTCTCTCTCTTACCGAGGTATTAGCCCTTAGCGAGAAATCGCTAAGGGTTTTCTTATAAATAGTGGTATGGCAATAGATATATTTGAACCACTAAAAGACTTACAAGGTAATAAACTAAAAAGTGCTAGTTGGTACAGGAATGCTGTATCATTAATTACTGATAGAAGTAGCCCTAGTGAACTATTTGCTAGTGGTAAACTATTAGGTAGACCTAGTGCTGGTCGTATGAGTATGTTTTTCTATGACCCTAAATTTAAGACAAGATTACCTTATTACGATACCTTTCCTTTAGTTTTACCATTAGAACCTATGAGAGGTGGTTTTATAGGTTTAAATTTTCATTATTTGCCATATGGGGCAAGATTTAAGTTTTTACAACAACTACAATCATATGCTAGTAACGCAAAGTTTGACCAATCAACAAAAATTCAAGCCTCATATAACTCAATAAAGTCTAATAAATATACCAAAGTGGCAATAAAAAGATATTTGTACTCACAAGTTAGGTCAAACTTTTTGAGAATAAATGTAGATGAAATGGCGTTAGCAGCATATTTACCAGTTGCTCAATTTCAAGGTAGAACATTGGGTGGTGTATTTGCAGCCGCTAGAAAGAATTTTTAAATGGCAATATTAAGAGGCGGTAGAAGAATAGGTAATTACGATATCAGAATAGGCATGCCTAGAGATAGGTCGCTTGTTGATGTTGCAAAAGACCCTAGATTGCAGAGAAAACCTGGTGGTTCTGGTGTCATACAAAGATTTCAGGCACAGATAAATCAAGGTGAGGGTATGGCAAGGCCTAATAGGTATATTGTCATAATAAATCCACCACAAAAATTAGTTATTGAACCAGGTGGACCAGCAGGTCAGGATTTAAGTGCTAATGCTAATGCAAATAATAATGATTTAAAAAGTGCAGCTGTTCGTGAGAATATGCAGATGATGTGTAATAAAATTACCATGCCTAGTAGAGATATTAACACACAAAGCCATATTATGTATGGACCAAAAAGAGAAATGCCCTACGCATATTCTTTTGCTGGTGAAATAGAATTACAATTTTATGGCGACAAATTTTTAAGACAAAGAATGTTTTGGGAAAATTGGCAAAAAACAATATTTGACAATGAAACCCACGATATGAAATATTATGATGACTATGTTGGTTCTATTGATATATTTCAATTAGGTCAATTTAATGCAGGTAATGATGATGACGCTAGAGTTACATATGCAGTTAGATTATTTGAAGTTTATCCACAAACAATTAGTGGTATAGAATATGGATATGGTCAAAATGACCAAGTTGTACAAGTGCCTGTAACATTAAATTTTAGAACATGGGCTAATTTAACAATTGACCAAGTTAATGGTGCAACAATAGGTGACGCAGTTGGTATGAAACCAACTATAAAAGCGAGTAAAGATTTTGGTTTGTTTGGTGGTATATTAAGTAAACTGCCTCCTGAATTTAGAAGAGCAGGAAGAGATATATTACAAACAACTAGAAGAAGTCTACCAATTGGTAGAGTTACAGGTGGAAGATTATTTCCACCTTTTAGTTAATAACAAGGAGATAATATTATGGCTTTGCCAGTATTGGAAACAAATACTTTTGAATTGACATTACCATCTAGTGATGTGAAAGTAAAGTATAGACCTTTTCTTGTAAAAGAAGAAAAAATTTTATTACAAGCATTAGAGTCGCAAAAACAAAAAGAAATTGTACAGGCATTAAAAGATATTGTTAGTGTTTGTACTTATGGACAATTAAGTGTAGATGAACTACCAACATTTGATTTAGAATATGTATTTTTACAAATTAGGTCTAAATCAGTTGGTGAGATTGCTAAACTTAAAGTTTTATGTCCTGATACAAAAAAAGACTATGCAGAGGTCGAAGTTGACTTATCTGCTGTTGATGTTCATGTTGATGAAGAACATACAAACAAAATTATGGTCAATGAAGAAAAACAAATTGGTGTATTGATGAAATATCCTACAATCAATTCTGTTGACCCTACAAAAGATTATAGTAAAGGTGCTGATACATCAACTTTATTTAAAGTTATATCAGACGGCATTTACCAAATTTTTGAAGGTGAAAAAGTGCATTTAGCAAAAGACTATACAAGAGAAGAACTAGATAAGTTTGTTGAAAGTTTAGATAGTAAATCATTTAAAAAAATACAAAGATTTTATGAAACTATGCCTAAATTAATGCATGAAATTGAAGTTGAAAACCCTAAAACGAAGGTAAAAAGTAAGATTACATTATCAGGTCTTTCTGATTTTTTCGGATAGCCCTATCACATGACACGCTTGAGAACCATTATCAGGTGAATTTTGCGTTAATGCAACATCATAAATATTCGTTAACCGAATTAAATGATATGGTACCGTGGGAAAGGGAGATATATGTAAACTTGTTGATAGCATATATCAAGGAAGAAAAAGAAAAACGAGAACGAGAGAGAAGGAAAAATGGCTGAAGAAAAAATAGTAGTACCATCTGATAAAAAAGAGGTAACTAAAAAAGTAGCAGTAGAATTAGAGGTAGATACATCTGTCAAAGATTTAGGACCTAATCCATATGCTAAATTAATTCACATGGCAAGAGCTGTTGACGCTTGGAGAATATTTCCAAGACTATTCTTAACGGTTTATATCATACTATTATATAAATGTGTAATATGGTATATGAACTTATCTGCTCCTACTATGGAACAGAGTGGGCTAATCAGTATCGTTGTTGGTGCTGGCGCTGCCTGGTTTGGTCTATACACAGGTACAAGTAAAGGTAAAAAATAATGGAACAGACAATAGAAAACTTTGAAGGTACAAAAAATGTTACTATTAATGAAGGCGGTAGTATGGGAGATGTACAGGCAGGAATAGAGTTTATCTATCATATGAGAGAACATATTGTAGATGTAGGAGTTGCTACGGTTTATCTATTTGTATGTTATGGTATTTACTTAACAATGAAAAAGTATATAAAGTAAAATGGCTGACCAAGAAACAAAAGACGCAATACAATCAACAGCATTAGCTGTTGTAGAACAACAACAAAGTATAGTTGGTGGTGCATTAGTAGGCTCTGCCGGTGCAGGCGTATTGGCTGAGGGTTCACAATCGCAATTTGATATATTAGAACAAATTAGAGATTTACAGACAAGAGCTGTTAGAGGCATAAGTGAAGTTGCAACTAAACTTGGTCAAATGTTAACTTTTGATAAAGAAGCAGAGAGAAGAGAAAGAGAAGACGCTACTGAATTAGCAAAAGAACAAAGAGATGGTGTGCCAGGTGGTGAGGGTGGTGGTGCTGAAGATATTGAACCTAACGCTGAAGTAGAAGGTAAATTTGGTGCATTAGCGAAACTAGGTGGGTTTTTAATGGCAATACCTGGTGTATCTTTTATTACAAAACTTTTTAGACCAATATTAGGTTTTTTTGGCAAAGGTGGATTTTTAGTAAAAGTATTTGGTAGGTTTGGTCCTCTTGGTGTGTTAATAACTGGTTTTCTTTTATTAAGACATTATGCAGACGATATTGCTAAAGCATTAGCACCAGCATTAGATAAATTAAAAGAATTAATACCTAAACTACAACCAGTTATTGACTTTTTCAAAAGAGTTGGTGATTTTTTAATTAAATCATTGTTAGAAGGTATAGGTGGCGCATTAGAATTAGTTATCAAGGCAGTTGATGGTGTTGTTGAAGGATTTAAGATGATATTTGAGGGTGATATACTAGGTGGCTTAAACAGAATGTTTGGTTTAGAAGAGGGACTATTAGGTTTCTTACTAGAATTGCCTAAAAAGATATTTAACAAAACGGTAGAGTTTTTAGGTGGTCTTGCAGAGGCAATGGGTATTGACTTTAAAGCATTGTATGATAATATTGCCTTATATGTTACAGATACTATTACTAATATAAAAAACTTTTTTATAGATTTAAAAAATAATATAGTAGGGTTTTTTGTTGACGCCTATAACACGGTCAAAAAAACAATTACAGACGCCGTGCAAGGTGCATTTAATTTTATTGCAGATATATTTAATTCAATAAGTGATTTTATGTCAAGTGCTTACACAAAGGCAAAGAATTTTGTAACACAATTGCCTGATAAAATATTAGGTTTTATTGCTAACATGTTTAGTCCTATTATAGACTTCTTTAATGCAATTGGCAACAGAATAAAATCAACAATCAATGGTGTTATTGACGCATTGCCATTACCAGAATTTGTCAAAAAGAAAATAAGATTTGATATTGAACCAACACAAGACGAATTAGACAAAGCTACAGAGGATTCATTTGAAAAACTAGAGGCACCAAAAGTAGATGGTGCTGATATAAATGATGATATGTTTGCTGATATTGAAAAACATAAAGACGCTATCAATAAGTTTATGAAAGAAACAGGCCATAGTTTAGATTTACTAGGCACAAGAGTTAGTTATGATAGTGGTCAAGGATATTATCACTTTGACGCTCCTGATGGTACATCTACACTATTACCAGCAAAAAGTTTTGATAGTGGTGCTCAAGAAAATATAGATTTTATTAAAAGTGGCGCAAAAATAAGTTTTGCTAATAATGAGCCAAATGTAAAGATGAATGATGTAACACCAGTTGAAGCTGCTGAGTCAAAACCTATCATCATTCAAAAAGGCGGTGATACTAATACTGCTAGTGTACAACAAAAAACAGATGTGTTTAGTGGTAAATTAGATACAGGTATTGATAGTTACCATGATAGAGCTGCCTTTAATTCAGCAGTTGGTTAATATTGTCCTAGGTCTTTTTCAGTAATTATCTTAAATTGCATACCCTTATCTTCACAAAAACTTTTAGCGGCAGACCATTTAGCTTGGTTCTTA